CGACTGACGAGTATTTCCACCGTGTATTTTTTCGAGAATCCGGCCACTAATCAATATTGCCTGCGGATCTGGAAACTGACGGACGGCGCTTACAGCCTGATCGGAACCTCCGCCTATGTGTCCGATTTGAGCAGCGGCCAGCCGGCCACGTGGGTATTTACGCCGGGCGTTCCCCTGACGCGTGGAGATGTCATTATCATCCAGGTGTGCGAAGGGACCGAGATGACGCCCTACGCGCTGGGCATGCACGCCGTCCTGACCCCTTCCGTCCCCGGACGCGGATTGATCACGGAGGTGACTAACCCGCCCACGGTGAACGGCACGATGGCCCCGCTGATGACCGTGGTGGTGGACTATGACGACGGCATCACCCTGGGAGGAATGGAGCTGGCTACCGCGCGACAACTGGACAGCCTGGGGCGGGATGTGCGCCAATCCTCCGCGACCGCCGTGGCTGCGGCGCGGACGGCTGGCCAGTCCGCCGCCACCGCGTCCACGGCTGCCGATAATGCCGCGACATCCGCCGCCG